GTCAGCAAAGAAAGAACTAAAGAAAACAATCAGGGCGAATATAAAATGCCCAAAGCACCTAAACAAGATAAAGCAGGCACTAAAAGTGCCCTAGGGAGTTAATATGGATTTTAAAGCTATACTAGAAAAGATGGCTGAGCTAAATGCTAGCGAGGTATCAGAGGAGTGTGGCATGCCTATGTCAACTCCGTCGACGACACCACCAACTGCTCCACCGTCAATGAGTATCAATCTTAATGCTCAAGGCATGGACAATATCGAATCATTAATGCAGTTGATTACCAAAGTGAACCCTAGCATGGGCTCACCCATGGGAGGCAATAGCAGCGATCCGACACTGCCTATGGTTAAAACAGAACCATCAATGGCATCATTGAGAGATAAACTATTACCAAAACCACCTGCGTTGGCCGATAACGACATTGACCCAATGGATAATATGAGTGGGGAAGAAGAATCATTTGCTAACACACCAGATGGCGGGGCAGATCCAGAGATTAAACCTATGAGTGCTGCTATACCAAACGGAGACGATCTAAATCGCAAGAAACGTCAGTTCCCTGCTACACAGCCCGGTGACAATCCTATGGCTGTAGAAGATATCAAAGCACAACTAGAAGCATTGTTGGCAGAAATCAAATCTAAATAAACAATCATAAAAAACCAAATAGGCTCTTCGGAGCCTATTTTTTTCATTAAATAGTTGTATGGCAAAATCACTCGACGGTAATCTGATCAAGAAAGCACATGCCCAGATCAAGTATACTTTAGAAGAAGTAAAGCATCTAGAAGCATGTATGGATCCTATAACAGGACCATTGTATTTCTGTAGAAATTTTTTAAAGATCCAGCATCCTGTTCGTGGAAGTATTCCGTTTGAACCTTATGAATATCAAGAAAGATTAATACAGGCCTATCACGAAAACAAGCAATGTATAGCTATGTTACCTCGCCAGATGGGTAAGACTACTTGTGCCACAGGTTATCTGTTATGGTACACAATGTTCGTACCCGAAGCACAGGTTTTGATCGCTGCTCACAAATATGAGGGTGCTCAAGACATCATGAATCGTTATCGATATGGCTATGAAAATTTACCTGATTTTATCCGTGCTGGTGTTTATAGTTATAACAGGAATACTATTGAATACGATAATGGTGCTCGTATCCAAGCAACCACAACTACTGAAAACACAGGTCGTGGTAAGTCGCTATCCTTGATTTACTGTGATGAGTTTGCGTTCGTACAACCACCAGAGAAAGCCAAAGAATTTTGGACTGCGTTATCACCAACATTGTCCACAGGCGGTAAGTGTATTATTACATCAACTCCAAACTCAGACGAAGATCAGTTTGCGTTGATATGGACTGAAGCTAACAAGAAGTTTGATGAGTTCGGCAATGAACAAAAATTAGGTGCTAACGGATTCTGTTCATACTTCGCACACTGGGCAGAACACCCAGATCGCGACGAGGAGTGGGCAAAAATAGAACGTGCCAAAATTGGTGACGAACGTTTCCGTAGAGAGTTTGATTGTGAATTCTTAATCTTTGACGAAACACTAATCAACGCAGTAAAATTAGCAGAACTCAAAGGTGTTGATCCTGTGATGACCATGGGACAAACACGCTGGTATAAAGAAATTAATCCACAGGCTACATATCTAGTAGCACTTGATCCTAGCCTAGGCACTGGCGGTGATTACGGTGCTATACAAGTTTACGAAATGCCTTCAATGGAACAGGTAGCAGAGTGGCATCACAATCTAACACCTATCCAATCGCAAGTAAAGCACATGAGAGAAATATTAAGATACATTGCTGAACGTGCTATGGAACTAGGTGGTCAACCACAAATATATTACTCTGTTGAAAATAACACATTAGGCGAAGCAGCGTTAATAACAATCAATGATATAGGCGAAGAAAACTTTCCGGGGCTATTCCTAAGCGAACCTATACGAAAAGGACATGTACGTAAATTCCGAAAAGGATTTAACACTACACATAGATCTAAGGTAACGGCTTGTAGCCAGCTTAAAAATATGCTGGAAACCTATAAGATGAAGATAAACAGTAAACCGCTGATTTCTGAGTTAAAAACATTTGTAGCACACGGAGTGGGGTTTGGTGCTAAAACAGGCGAACATGACGACCTAGTATCATCTACCCTATTAATCATACGGATGGCCGGTATTTTAGCTGATTGGGATCCGCATATCTATGAAAAAATGACGGAAAGGTTATCTGAAGAACAGTTACCTATGCCCATTTATGTAAGTTCTATATATTAAGATAAATATAAACATGGAAGATAATATCAAAAGCGTAAGCACTGACCTTTTTTATAAGATTAGAAGCCGTTTTTCTGGCCTAAAATTAGGTTCCGAATTAGGCGAAATTACCATCAACCCAGAAGATGCGGTATTCTTTGACTTTGATTACATGGAGGGAGAAAATCCTGTAGGACATGTAAGTATCAGTTTAGCCGAGCCTGGAAATATGAAAGTCTACTATAGTACAGGCATTACTGAAAATATGGATGCTGTACAAAAAGATGGTTGGTACGATTTTCTAAGAGGTCTTAGAGAGTTCGCAAAACGTCGATTAATGAGTTTTGATACACGCGATATTACCAAAGATAATTTAGATCAAAGAGACTTTAGTTTCTTAAGTCAATATGCAAATAATACACCTGTCGGAGAGGGAGTTATGAAAGAAGGAATGTACGGTACTGCTAAAACCAGCTACCAAAAATTAGAAAACACACGTTTGATCATCAAGCATGATCAGCAAGTAGATGAAACTAGTCCTGGTGCTAGAACTAGACACATCAATGCTATGTTCATCGAAAATGGCCAAGGTGAGAGATTTAAATATCCGTTCATCCATTTGGCAGGTGCTCGTGCTATGCAAAGACACGTACAAGAAGGCGGATTACCGTATGATGATATTGGTAAACACATTATTGGTATCAGCGAAAAAATAGCACACCTAAAGAATTTTGGAAATTATGTAGTACGTAACGATCTTATGAACTCCGAAACTAATGAGATTGTTGGTCGTGCTCATGAAACACTAGACGGTCTTAGAGAAACAATTAAGAAATTAGCCAAAAGAACACATTACGAGCAATTCAAGGCACAGTTCCAGGCAGAACAAGTAACAGAGGTTCCAGAAGAGTTCATCGAAGATCTAACAAATAAGTTTACAGTAAAGAATTTCAAAGAAGATATCAAGGCCGCATTCCCTATCATCTATAGCCTAATGCAGACCAAAGAAGATATACACTATGACGACATAGTCGCGATGACACAATCAACTAACGAAGAAGTAGAACTCGACCTCGACAGCGTAGAAGAATTTAATGACCCGTTTTCAAAATTTGAAGATTGGGCTATGAATCTAGGCGAAGATAATGCTATTACCAGTCAAGACGAAGAAGAAAAGGCAGCGGCTGTTGAGAAACTACAGTCATTGGTGGGAGAACATTTCCCAGCAGGTGTAGATGGACAAAACGCTATCAGCAGCCTTAAAGGCATAATTGATGATCCAGAATTAGCACGTGAAATTAAAGATGCTGCCCAAGAGGACGCAGACACCTGTGTGCGTCCATTGGTGTATCAATGGTTAGAAAACAATGCCCCCGACGTTGTGGATGAATTAGATTTTGGTGATATGGACATGCCAGCACAGAATTATGATGACGAGGGCGGAGAAACCGATGATAGTTATGCTCTAGCATCAGCAGGTCATGGTTCTGACGAAGACTATGGTGATTTTGGCAACGAATACGAAGCTGCTGATCCTAATGACCCAGAATACGATAAACAAGACGACTATGATCTTTCACCAGCACAACGTGGCAAGGGCACAGACAACTATCGTTTACCAGACACTAAGAAACACGATGACAGACATGCTCGTGATTTCCGCAAGCGTACTGGACAAGAAGAATCTTTGAACATACAGGAATTAGCTGAATTTATGTACAGTTGTTATGACAGCATGTCTGAAACTTTTCCAAAAGGTCCAGAGGCTGTGATAATAATGGCAGGCAAAAAATATGGTCCAAAGGCAGAACAAGTAGCTCGACAGTTTGTAGAGCGTATGGCACCTAATCAAAACACACAAGTACCACAAGTTAATGAACTAGCAAGAATTAAAGAATTATCTGGACTATAATTATACTTTAGATTGAGATAGGGCACTTCGGTGCCCTTTCTTTTGATCAGTTTTACCATTTGCTATCAATCTTACCATTTCACGTTTACCGTTATGTATTTTAAAGCGTTATATATACAGTTGCTGAATATCTCAGCGACATAAAAAATGGAGATTTTCATATGAAATCGATCGTAGCATTAACCGCGGCTCTTTTCGCAGCCACAACAGCATTTGCTCAAGCACCCGCTAAGAAAGAAACGGACAAGGATGTAAAGACAGTAGCACCTAACGCTTCTAAACCTGCGAATGCTAAAGCAGAACCTGCTGCTCCTGCTAAGAAAGAGGAAAAGAAAGACGCAGCTAAGAAGTAATTGATTTTAAGAAAAGGTTCTAATAGAACCTTTTCTTTTGGCGAAAAAAAATATCGTAAACATCTTGTTTTTTATAAATAAATCACGCATAATACATATATGCGTAAGGCATACATTTTAAGGCATATTAAAGGAGGCAATTTAAAATGGCAACATTAGCAGAAATCCGTGCGAAACTTCAAGAAGCACAAGCAGGCCAAGGCGGCAAAACAAGCGGCGGCGACAACGCAATCTATCCACACTGGAACATGGCAGAAGGTAAAGAAGCTACTATTCGTTTCTTACCCGACGGCGACTCTAATAACACTTTTTTCTGGATTGAGCGAGCAATGATCAAATTGCCGTTTGCTGGTATCAAAGGTGATACAAGCAGCAAGCCAGTACAAGTACAAGTTCCGTGTATGGAAATGTGGAATGAAACTTGTCCTATTCTTTCAGAGGTGCGTGGTTGGTTCAAAGACAAGAGTCTTGAAGACATGGGCCGTAAGTACTGGAAGAAGCGTTCATACATTTTCCAGGGCTTTGTTGTTAAGAATCCTATCGCAGAAGACACAACTCCAGAAAACCCAATCCGTAGATTTATCATCGGACCTCAAATCTATCAGATCATCAAGAGTGCGTTGATGGATCCCGAACTTAACGAACTGCCAACTGATTTCAGCCACGGTGTTGATTTCCGTATCGCTAAAACTAGCAAAGGTGGTTATGCTGACTACAGCACATCTAAGTGGAGCCGTACTGAACGTGCTCTTAGCGATGAGGAACGTGCAGCAGTCGAAGCACAGGGTCTTTTTAACTTAAAAGACTTCCTACCTAAAAAACCCACAGAAGTAGAACTCAAAATCATCAAAGAAATGTTTGAAGCATCAGTTGATGGAGAGGCCTATGATATGGATCGTTGGGGTCAATACTTCAAACCAGCAGGCATGAGTCAAGCCACTGGCGATCCTGTAGCACGTCGCACAGACGATGTTGTAGCAGGTGAAGATGATGAGCCGGCAGCAGCCGCTCCGACTCCTAGAGCAGAGGCAGCACCAGCAGCATCCGCAGGTGCTAATAACAGCAGAGCACAAGACATCCTAGCGATGATCCGTTCACGCCAAAGCTAATAAAACAATTGGGGGGGCAATGCCCCTCCATTCCATTTCTGTGAGGACTAAAAAGTAATGACAAAAGCATTTGATATTTCAAAGTTTAGAAAAAGCCTCACCAAGAGTATTGAAGGTCTTGGTATAGGTTTTAATGATCCAACTGATTGGGTCAGTACCGGCAATTTTGCCTTAAATTATTTGATCAGCGGAGACTTCCACAAAGGTGTTCCGTTAGGTAAGGTTACTGTATTCGCTGGTGAAAGTGGAGCAGGTAAGTCATATATCTGTTCAGGTAATATGATCAAACACGCCCAAGAACAGGGCATCTACGTAGTTTTAGTAGATTCGGAGAACGCATTAGATCAATCTTGGTTAACGGCGTTAGGTGTAGATACATCAGAAGAAAAACTCCTTAAACTCAACATGGCTATGATTGACGATGTTGCCAAAACTATTGTTGAATTTATGAAAGAGTATAAGGCGATGCCTGAAGAAAATCGCCCTAAGGTTTTATTCGTATTAGATAGCCTCGGTATGTTGCTAACTCCCACTGACGTAAATCAGTTTGAAGCCGGTGACTTGAAAGGTGACATGGGCCGTAAACCTAAAGCACTGACAGCACTTGTTCGTAACTGTGTTAATATGTTTGGTAGTTGGAATGTAGGATTAGTTGCTACTAATCACACATACGCTAGCCTAGACATGTTTGATCCAGATGATAAAATTTCAGGCGGCCAGGGCTTTATCTATGCGTCATCTATTGTTGTAGCTATGAAGAAACTCAAGCTCAAAGAGGATGAAGATGGCAACAAGATTTCAGAAGTTAAGGGCATTCGTGCTGCCTGTAAGATTATGAAAACACGTTACGCTAAACCATTTGAATCAGTACAAGTTAAAATTCCTTACGAAACAGGTATGAATCCATATAGTGGACTGGTCGACTTGTTTGAAGGAAAGTCTTTGTTGAAAAAAGACGGCAATAGGTTAAGTTATGTAACAACAGATGGCGAGATTCTTAAGTTCTATCGTAAAGAATGGGAAAGAAATGAAGGTGGGTGTTTAGACAAGATTATGGATGAAGTTTCTAAAGGTGCCGTAAAATTAGAATCTGAGATAACTACTAATGTTGAACCCCAACCGGAGACTGTAGAATGAAAGAAGATATGATTGCCGACCTTTGGCACGTGATGAGCGAACACATCCCAGAGAAACAGAAAAAGGATGTAGCATTTGATTTTGTAAATGTCCTTCTGGACTACGGCATCAAGGAATCAGTACTGAGCAGCATGTTAGGTATTGATCCTCATCTAGATGAAGCCATTGAATATTCTTTAGATTCTGAAGATGAAGCAGAATACGAGGAATATGAAAGTAACGAGGACGATGAGTGAGTTGGTACGACAAAGTTAGTAAAGATATTT